TTGCTTTTCCAATTCTAGCGTTGGCATCTTGGTCTATGTCACGAACAAACACTGTTCCATATCCTGGGATATTTGTGAACACTGGTTGAATGTAAGCTAAGTCTAAGATGAAAGCAGTACCTGTTGGCATAATGTCAGGGTCAATAACCATAAGTCCGATTGAACCGAATGGTGTAATGACTGTGTCAATATCCAAACCTGCAACATTTCTATCTCTAGGAATGATTGTTCCTGCTATATCAACTGTACCTTTAACAAGCTCGTTGTTAAGGTCTAGTAATTGTTTTGGACTAACACATAATACAGGGTTTGTCATTGGTGCGTGGTTGTCATACATTCTCTTTAAGGCTTCTGAGATAGTCTTAAAGGATATAACTTGTGACGAACCAGTTCCATCTCCTGATGTGTCGTTGTAGTAACAGTTACCACCGAGAGCGTTAACGGCTGCTGAGTTGTTAGCGTTCTTGTTTAGGGAAATCCATACGTCAAGACCGTACATTTCTCTAGTTCCATCACCTGGGGTGGTATTAGCACCGTCAGAGAAAGAACCATTAAATGCAAACCACTCAACTTCTCTTGCTACTTTTTCCATTGCTTTTTCCATTTGGAAAGCAAATTCATCTGCCACTGGGCTACCACCAAAAAGTGCTAACTTATCTGCTGCTGTTGTTGTTCCATCTCCATCAGATGTGTTAACAATGTTAGCTGATAAATCAAAAGGATTTTGGTTTTGGGTAGATGCTAAGGCGGTATATGTCATTTGTACACCCTTGTGGAAAACCTGAGTTACATAAGTATATGCAGCTCTGTCTTGTCCCAAGTATTCTGTTGGTGCGCCACCCTCAACTGCTTTGCCTGGCTCAGAAGAAACGGTAACATTGTCTTCTACTTGGACTTGCCAAAATGTAGATTGAATGTTTTTACCACCGTTTAATCCACCAACTGCAGAGAGTAGAGGTGTTCTTTGACCACCGACTTTAAACAATTCACCAGTGAAGTTATTAATATTTTGCGCATAAATTGTGCTGTTCGTTAATGAACCGCTTTGTATTTGTGGCATTATCTTCTCCTATTAAATTATTACTTGTCTTGTTCTTTCAGAGTATCTATCATACGCAATTTAGCGTTGATAGTATCTCTAGGTTTTGTGTCTGAGTTAGTTACGAAATTAAGAAACTCTTGACTTACGTCAACAGGTTCTGCATTTACACCAATTTTATTTAACTGCTCTACACGTGATTGAGCTTCTACTACAGCATTTGTTTCAGGAGCAGCGCTAGGTTGTTCAGAATTACTAACTTCTCCAAACTCTTGAGCAACAAACTCTTTAATTCCATCTACTGTAACATCACCATCATAGAGTTTTGTAACAGCTTTGCCGATACCTTTGTCTGCACTAAGTCCTAATGAACCTAAAGCAGTATTCATAGCGTCAACTTTATACTGTTTATTTTCAGCTTTTAGCTTCTTATATTCTTCTCTAAGTTGTTTGATGCCATCTGTAGATTCATCTACAACTTCTGTAGCATCGATTTGTGTATTTTCTTCCATAATTTTCTCCATCTTCTCTAGCATATAAAAATCCCATAACATAATCGCTAGGTAATTAAAGGGATGTACGCAAGGGTTTACGAATGACAGATAACGCACCTTGGTGGCGTTACCGAGTTTACGACCCTATATTTAGAGTGCCGACCTCGACAGGCACTATATGTAGTATACTATGCTTCTTCTAGTCCTGCAACTGCTCCACTTTGATTTCGTCTAGCTCCTGCCTGTAAAGAACTTAGACTTGCTTGTTGTGCAACAATAGCTTGCTGTTGTCTAGCTGCAGCAGGGTCTTGGTATACATCTGTTTGTAATACATCTTGTAATGTTATAGGTGTGTTTCTTCCTTGCTGTCTACTTAATCTATTAAGTTGTCCAATCTTATCTGCACTTCTAGCAAACAATCTTGATGCACCTTCTTGTGTAATACCTGCTTGTAGTAATCTTTGTGCCTGTTGTGTATTTAAATCTAGGTTTCTTAATGCAGCTTCAGCACCTAATTCTGCTTGTTGTATTTGATTTGTAAGTATTGCTACAGACATATCAGGGTCTAATCCTGCTACCAATACTGCAGTATCATCTAAGTCCATACCAAAATTAGCAGAGTAGTATGACTTAATCTCATCAGCTATAGGATTATCTACAAACGCTTG